CTCTCTCAGTTGAGAAACCGGCGAAATTATGTGCTGTTCCAAAGACTTTGTCAAAACCGAGGCTGATCGCTTCGGAACCGACATCGAGTCAATGGTGTCAGCAGATAATCAAGGATTTCTTCTATAGCCGAGTACGTGACACCCTTCTCTCCCGATTCATCACGTTTGACGATCAGGAAAAGAATGGTACTCTCGCCTTAGAGCCTCCATCGATGGAAGTCATGCGACGATTGACTTATCGTCAGCTTCCGATCGGGTGTCTTGTTGGCATGTTGAGCGCCTGTTCCGGCGCTCACCCAGCCTCCTTCAGGCTCTGCAGTCTTGCAGGACCGGATGGATTGAACAGAGACTCTGTAGAGACGTCCCAACGTTTCAACGCGTTAGGAAATACTCTACAATGGGTAACGCCACCATCTTTCCAGTTCAGTCTTTGTTCTTCTTGGCCGTTGCACTGGGCGTCGTATGTCACATACGACGGATCAGGGCGACCCCAAGGAGTCTTAGACATCTTGGATCAATGGAGGTCCGGGTCTTTGGGGACGACATCATTGTCCCCATTGACTGTGCTGAGGTAGTAGTGGACGTTCTCACAGCCCTCGGCTTGAGGGTGAACCCAAACAAGACATTCCTTACCGGAAGGTTTAAGGAGTCCTGCGGGGTCGATGCTTACGACGGTCACGACGTGACGTCGGTTAGCATTCTGAAACGTCCAGTGCGTACCAGTCCAGGATCCCTCGTATCGTCGGTCGATGTGCACCACAATCTCTGCTCTGCAGGGTTTGTGGCAACAGCGGCCTATATACGGAAGGTAGCCGCAAGAACGGTTTCAAATCAGATTCCGTTCGTGAAGCATGGGTCTGGACTCTTTGGCTGGTCCGACCTCTTTGGGACCGAAGATACTCACACCCAAGTGAGGTATAATCGGGACCTGATGAGGGCGGAGGTCCGCTGCTTAAGACCGAAAGTCTCGGAGCAGAGGTCCACAGCCGTAGAAAGCGCTGGTCTGCTCCAGTTCTTCACTGAAGCAGCTAAAGAAGTGACAACCTCTACGTCTAGTATTGGTTGGCTTCGCCAGCGACCCAAGGCCGGCTTAGGCCTTGGGTGGGTCCCGCTCGGGTGAACCCTGACGGTCTTTGGACCGTAAGAGATAGCCCGGGCGGCAGAGCGACA